AGATACATATTGAGATCTGGCTCTTTACAAGCACAGCGATCAATATCCGTTTTCTTAGGAACGGTGAACAACACTGAACCTTCGACATCATGAAGATAATCGAATGTTCCGAATTGCCGTAACAACGGTGCTTCGCGATATATGATATCGACAAAAGCAGCCGCTGATACCGTTGTATCAGCCTGTCCAGTAAGCTTATGAGCTGGAGAGCTCATATGCCGCCTGCGACTTGTGCTAGCCCCACCGCTGTAGGACCCAAGAACGATATTATCGTTCAAAGGCCCAAGTACATCAGCGATGATACGCCGTGCAAACCTCAGAAAGGAAGAGTAAGCGATCCTTGGCATAATATTATAACCAGGATCACGATACTCAAGAATAAAGTTTGTAACTTTATTCCGCTCTTCCGTCGATAGCCACTTGTTGATCGCGTTCTTTTTACGCGTTTCAGCAGGGGTGACATCTTCGTCTAAATACTTGGAAAGGTATTCTGACGAGAGATACTCGATGGCGAAGCTCCCCTCACATCCGAGCTCTCCGAGGAGGTTCGTGATGTAGGTTGAGGCTGATTCGGGTAAATCACGATTGGCATTCCGCCATTTCTTGATTCCCCGTTTTCCGCTCTTACAATGCTTATGCATTCGTGGTTCCTTTCTGGATCCCTGAACGAATATATGAAGATGACTATTGCCATCGCCATTGCCAGTACAACGACAACCAAAAGGTTGTTTCCTGTACCGGCGCGGTCACGTACTGTCATATCAAAATCCCTATAAAGGAACTCTAATACGTACTAATTATAAATTAGTAAATATCAGAGAGATTGACAGCCAGATCATTGATCTGCGTCTGAGCAGTTGCGAGGCTGTTCGCCATCAAACCGATGGTGTCAGCTCGCTCCTGAACGGACGACAGAGCATCAAACGTCATGCTAACTTCGATAAACGAAGTACGCACGATCACTGGAGAACTAACCCCATTGATAGTTTGAGTCTGCGTGACCGGCACAGCTAGTTTAAGCAGTGCACGGAACTTTCCGTTCGATTGACGGAGACTCGCGGTATACCGCGAATATCCGGCAGGAACGCCCACCTTCTCCGAAAAGAGGTGGACCCCATTGGCGTCATCGCCATCTGGGCTGAAAGTATGGGCTACAGGTGTCGCGGCCCGGTCATTGATGACCAGGTTAGTACGAGCGCTCATGCGCTATTCCTTTTCTATTAAGGAGGGATGCTGATTACTCAGCGTACAGGAGACCTAGCTCCCTTGAGGCCAAGAATACTAAGAGCAAGAGCTTTTAGTGTTCTGTCCCCTCGGAAGGGATCGGAATCGAACCAAAGACCAGGAAGGGGCCAGCCACTCAATTGAGTGCGACTGTATCCTTCGTAAGTTAAGGGAACGATTGCCCGTTCAGACGGTTGCACGTTTGCTTCCGTCCAAGAACTGGCGTCAGATTGGAATCCTAGCTCCATAACTTCGGAGTTTCGGAAACTAATCGACCCATCCACGAAGATTAAACCTGCAGGGGCGGTTAAGGCATATAGAACTGGACCGATTGGTAAAACCCAATCGACACAGAAACTAAAAGGGACTAAGTCCCATGCCAAACCCCACGGGTTTAATAGCCCGAGTTGATTAAGCGAACGAAGGCCTCTATGATTCGGATCTAGCCGCGCCCAAAGGGTGCATTTAGTCCGACTATTCGAGGACCACCAGTTCATATCCATAACGGAATAGCTACAAAGTCCATAGGACTTTTTAGCCTTATACTCAGTGCGTTGGGCAGAGCCTTTCGCCTTGAGTAGAAGATCTTTTCCCGCATGGTGCTTAAGCAATTCACCTGTTTCGTAAACGTCTTGCATCAACGGTTTCAAACCGTAGACGAAGCCGAGATATTCCTGAGCAGCCGTCTCAAGCACTCCACGACGTGAAAGATCACGCGCAGATTGACCGAGATATTTGCGAAAGGATTTATTCCGGAGACCTGCATACAGACGGTCAACTAGAAAACTAGTTTTCCCTGTAAGCAAGTCCAGCGTTTGACGAAACGTGGCAAGGTTCTCACCAAGATTGATCTTTTGATCAGCTATCTTGTTAAGAGCCTTCGTCACCGCTTCATTTTTAGCATCAATAGGGACGGACGTCAATCGAAAGTTAGGATAACGATCGATAAACGCACTCCCATCTCTGCCAAAATCCTCCGAACTCAAAACGGCACCATCAGCGAAACGCTTAGGGCCGAGAGTCGCAGGGCGGAAGGCACCTACCTCCCATGATTCATGGGAATAAGCAGTGGACTTTCTAAAAGTTCCACCACCCGGTAGGGTAATCACAACGCCCTTCGTATATGACGGTCTTTTGCTTCTATATTCCCTCCAAGAACTGGAACGAAATATAGGCGCATTATGACTATTATAATACGAAGTAGAGGCTTCGCGATAACGTGCTTTTTCAGCGTTATCGTTCGGCCCGCGTTGATCTGCCATGACGTGTCTCCATCTAGGAGGCGCCTCTCATGAGACGGGGTCTGACCCCATTCTGCCG